GATGACGATTGGTAAGACATATATTACATTTACGCATTTCATATTTATACATACTTTATAACATTTAATTAACACAATTTAACAAGAGAGGGGGACTTTACAAACACCCCTTTTTTATTTTTATTCCAGTTTTGAGGAAGGCATAAAAAATTGAAATTTATTTTTACCATTTGGAGTTTATTATAAATAAATTCATATAACGCTATTTTAAATTTTATAACAACAAAACTTACTACTAAAATGAGTGCGCAATTCTTTAATTACAGAAGTTGCAATCACGACAATGTACCTTATTATGTGCTTTTAGGCAGCAATGCTACTTCTATACATTTGATTAATGATACACCGGACCCATATCTTGAGGCAATAGATGCCAAATTGGAACAGATTTGTGCCGAAATAGAGATGACACTTAACAGTGACGGCAAACTAGACAATGATACACCGGACCCATATCTTCAAGCAATAGATGCCAAATTGGAACAGATTTGTGCAGAGATAGAGATGACGCTTAACAATGACGGCGAACTAGTAGACAAAGGCAATATTCGTCCCGATTTTGACGACGATGGCGAAAACACTTTTTTGGAATAAACATATATTATAACTTCATTTAACATTTAATCTTAACTTAAACACACATGAAAACATCCTTGTTTTTTTATTTTTAATAATTCAAAAAAAATTGAAATTATTTTTTACTGAAATTTTATTAGTATTATTATTTTATCATACTGCTCTTTAAAGATTTATTTATTATTTACCAAAACCAACCCAATATTTTATAATGGCCCACTTTTTACAAGACAGAAGTTGCAATGATGACTTCTATCATGTTGCTAATGCGTCTGGCAATTCAAATGAGAATAATATGGATACTCATGACAATCAAGTTGATTCAAAAGCAGCAGCAGTTGTAGATGAATTAGACAATAAACTTAAAGATATAAACTTAACAAGTCAGAAGCGTAAGAGAGAAAATACCCAATTCTATGCCTTTGCTAGGGCTCAAGTCAATGAAGGCGAAATGTATGCCGATGAAGCCGAAATGGACCCCGATTACTGTGATTATGCTTATGCTTCTTGTTGTGGAGGAGGAGGAATGGATACTGATTTCTATGACCAGTACGACGACTACGACTACGACGAAAATGCGATGATTCAAGAGGACCAAGAAGAGGTAGAATACGACCAAGATGAAGAATTATTCCAAATGAACCACAAACTACCTGCGGCAGATATTAGCATGGACTTGTCAGAATCCGAAGAGGATGAAATTAATGCCGACTTTGATGAACTACAGCGGCTAAGAGACGAACTCGCTATGTTGCGCGAAGAAACGATGCATCAACGAGTCGCATTCCCTGAAGGCTCCAGTATCCGATTTGTAATGGTAGCCGGTGTTCGGTATTTACAAGTCTTCCAAGAAGCTCTGGTAGCAGCAGCAACACCACCAATGAGCATTGATGAGTTGAATTGCGATGCCGATACCGATGCTGATGCCGATGCTGAAGATTATGACGACTTCTAATTATATTGATATTTATATATTTGATTATTTATTATATATATTGTATACTTGTATATTAACTTAACTTAATTAAACTGAAAATGAAGACTGTATTGTATTACAGTTTTTTCATTTTTTTATTTTATTAGTTATTGAAAAAAAATTGAAATAAAAAATTACACAATATTTTTCAGTATAATTATTAAAACCCCTTTCAAGTATAAAACTTTTAAATAACCCAAACCCAAGCAATCTATAACTTTAACACAATGGCCAGCAAATTTAATAACTACAGTCTGTATATCCCCACCTTGAAGAAGATTTACAGCGAGGAGCTAGTTATCAATATATTCTGGAAAATCGGCGCTGGTACTATCAGTCGCATTGATTTCGTCCCTATTATGAAGACCATTGAAGGACAAGAAGAGCCTGTAGAAGATTCTGTTTACAGACGTGCCTTCATTTATACTAAGTCTTACTGGTCCCTCGCCGTAACCAATGCCATTGATGAGACTGGCTCATACCGAATGTATCCGAATTTGCCATTTGACGCTGAACCAACGCAATCAACTGAGTATTGGCTCTTACTCAAGAATAAGACTCCAGTCCCCTACGCGACGACGACTCTCAACGTCCATCAGCTTGCTCACAACAACGGTCTTTTAGAGACCAAGGTCTTTGATATGGAGACTAAGGTTATTGAGATGGAACAAGAGATGTCAAAGATGAAGGAGGAAATCGCCAGGTTGAAGTATGACAATGATACAATGTCTATGACACTCACAGAAGATGTGAGAAGACGATGTGATTCACATTCTACCACCGAATCCGAAGCCGAAAACTTTGTCAACTCCTGGGAATCCATATTGCGAATGATGGAGGAGCAAGAAGGTATTATTAGAGATGACCAAGAAGAATATGAAAACTCGTGCGAAGCAGACAGAGAGCGTGAGGAAGACCTGGTCTACGACGACAGTGGCGAGATGACGCAAAGAGGTAGAAGAGTAGTCACTACAGATAATGGAACTTACATTGAGTATGAAATGCTTGATGTAGATGGTTACAATAATGGCGATGTAGCACCAAGAGGTGAAAGGCTTACCGATGAGGGTGAAACCTGTAGCGAATGCGGATTTAAAGGTGAATTATTCGCATATGGTTGGCGCCACGCAGATGATAATTTATGCAGAAATTGCGCTAACTTGCCTGGTATGGATGCTTATGAATGTTAAATAAAACCCTGTCTATATTATGTATTATGTATTTTGTATTATTTATAACCTTGTATATTGTATTATTTATTACTTTAATCTTAACTTAATTTAACTTAAAAATAAGACTGTATTATATTACAGTTTTTTATTTTTATTTTTGTATATATAAAATATATATGTTAGATTTGTGTCAATACAAGAATTTATTTGGACCGCCTGGCCAAGGAATACATTCATTTAAGATATTTGGTATATCAATATGGGACACATTAATTACCCTTATTTGTGCCATATTAATAGCCTGGATTGCAAATTGGTCATATTTGTATACTATTATTGGAGTATTCATTTCAGGTATAATTATTCACAGACTATTTTGTGTTAGAACTACTGTAGATAAGCTGTTATTTCCAAATGCCAAATAATATTTATATTATAAGTTAATATAAATATAAATATTATTTTATATGAGTATATAAAATGAACGAGAATGATTTATTTACGAAATACAAATCATCGTATACTGGTGCCTTGTTAGATTTATCAATACACGTTTCTATTTTGTCATCATCCTTTTATTTATTGTGGTTATTCCAAGATAGTTTGTTAAGTGTCCTTACTATACCGCTATTCGGATTAGTATTACACCGTAATTATGTTGTATTTCACGATTGTGGACACAATTCGTATACTCCAAATAAAACAGTAAATTATATATTAGCAACATTTTATGGTATCACAACATTTTCCTCCCCTAACTGGATATTAGACCACCATACACATCATTTAACAAATGGAAATATAGAAAACGAATATCGGTTTAAGTTTAATGAATTGCTCTATTATAATGTGAAACAATATAAACAATTCAACTTTTTTGAAAAAAGAATATTTACATTTTTCCATACACCTATTGTCTTTTTTTCATTCTTCCCCGTTTTATATTTTTGTCTAATCCAAAGGTTTATTTATTTTATAAAAAAATTAAAGTATAAACAAAAAATTAGCTCGTCCTTGAATGTAATAATATTTAATCACATTTTAAATAACATAGGCTCTTATTATTTATTACTAACTATGTATAACAATAATTTATTGTTCCATTATTTATTTGCTTCGTATATCGGGTTTCTTATTAACTTTTTATTGTTTTTTAATCAACACACATTTAATCCAGCTTATGTTGTTGGTAACAAAGAATGGACACAGCGAAATAGTGGATTATTGGGTAGTTCGTTTATCCAAGTACCAGAGTGTCTAAAATATTTTACAATGGGAATTGAGTATCATCATATACATCACACAAATTCCAAAATCCCAGGATATAATTTACAAAAATACCACGAAGAAGTTATTTCAAAAAGTAATGTATATGATAACATTGTAAAATTATCTATGAATGATTGTTATAATAATTTATGGTTAGTTCTGTATGATGAGGATAAACATAAATATGCTACTTTAAAAGAAGTAAATGCAGAAATTAACGAAGAGAAAAATAACAAAAAAGAATAGGCACTATTTTGTGTAATATACAAAATATAAATTTTATATTACACTATATACTAAACAATAAACAAAATTATATATTAAACTCAGGTATAGAATACGTATCTATTCCCGTTTTAATGTATTTGGCAATTATCTTCGGATTAACCTTATTTACAACAATATCTTCGGCCTGATACACATTTCCGGCCTTATCAATGTAATAAATTATACCCTGTATATCTTGTGCCCATACTTCCACCTTTTGCCCCAACGGCTTATCATTTTCATCATTACTGCAAATACCATGAGGTGTCCCCTTCATATGAGTACCACAATACATAGATGTATCATCCTTTCGACGCCGAGTACATTGCTCGTTATTTGCCCGCTTTGCACAACACCGGTCTGCCAAATGGACTACATTCTTGACTCGCTTACGCTTGAGGAAATCTTCCTTGCTAAGAACTAAACGCTCATAATCGCATATATATTGGACAAGATGTCCCATATTCGTATTGCTTGCTAAACCCAATTGTAGCGCCTTGGTCTTTATATCTTCTTTAAAGTCAGTAACATATTCACTAATTCGTTTGTTGATTCTGCGCTCCATTTTGTCTTTATATTGTTTATAATATTATATACTACGATTGCTTTAGTTCAATTTTTTTATATGTATTGTAGAATAACTTAAAGAGACGGATACCATTATTTCTTTTTACCCTTTCTCTTCTTTTTGTTAGCATTATTTTCCGGATTTGGGTTGTTTAAATTTACATCATTTAACATATCATCTATTATATCTGATGTTTCTGATACTACTTCAGGTTTAACTTCTTCCTTAATCTCTTCTTTATCTTCAACTATTTTTTTTATATCCACGCTGCCTTTTCTAGAGCCTTTTGAGTCATTACTCTTAACCGATTCATTATCATCACCTTCAAATGTTTTTGTTAGTTCATCAAACATTTTAGTCACCATTTTAGGGTCTTCATTTAATTGTTTACTAATTGTTTCACTTCTTTCACGAGTAATAGCAGCAATATTGTCTTCACTCAAATTAGCTAGAACAGCATCTACTTCTGATATTTCACTAGATGATTCAGAAATAACCAAATTTACATTGATATCATTACTTGTTAAATCAACCTTGGGTTTTGCCCTTTGTTCAAATGCTCTGAGTCCATTAATTACACTCTCACCCCCCTTTTTCAATAAACTTTTTCTAGGCACTGCAGGTGGTTTAAAAGGAGGAACTGCTCCTGCTCCACCACCACTTGAAGAACCACCATCCGAAGACGAATCATCAAAATCCCTTGACCCCTTGCGTCTAGGACTTTCATCAAACTGTATATCATCATTTATATAATCATCCATCAGCTTCATCTTCTTTGAAAAACGTTTAAAATGTTTAGTATGGATAATATGGAAAAACTCCAAATAGGAAATAAATAAACTTAGCTTCTGCTTTACCATTATTACATTATAGTCAAATGTGTTAACAAAATTATTAATATTAAAACCTGAATATTGCTTTACTTTAAAATTTTCCAACTCAGCATCCTTTAGCACAATATAGTCATTAATAATATTTAATAATGAAATAATAGTTTTATGAACATCTTCAATAGTGTCAAAATTATATTGTTTATATGGTTCTAAATCCTTATAAATTGGAAATTTGCTATTTGCCTTTATCATTTCAAATGTTTTATTTTGGGAAATACCATTATTTTGTTCAATATATTCAGAAACTATTTTATATAACTTATAATATTCGCAATACATACGATTATTTAGAGCCAAGAAATACTTTTGCATATCAGCATATTCATAATCTATCATTTTACTCTGAAACATAAATGAATCTAACCCAAACACAAACAATGTTTCTTGATTATTTTTTATAAAATCATTTGTCATACCTTTTAGTTTAGTAATTTTTACTTCTAGTGTAGTAATTATATTTACAACTGCTATGCGTATGTCTTTTATTTTATTAAAATTCGTTTTTACCTTGTTTAATTTTGCGTCCATATATATATTTTATAAATATTATATATTTTATAAAAAGTTATATCTTACAAAATAAAATAAATTATTTATAAAATATATAATGAATTCTAACAATAGTGCGAATACAAACACAAATTCAAACGCAAACAATAATAACTCTAATTCAGAAGAGGTTGTGCCTGAGGCTATACCTGAAATTGAATGGACAATTGACCACGAAGATATTCTTATTGAATGGGCTGATAAGGCTATGTGTTTCCGTTGGTTACATTCTAGAGCCCATGCCTTATACAGTAAGCTTAACTATAATTATACGATTCCAGTGATTGTCATTTCTACTTTAACAGGAACCGCAAATTTTGCACAAGACCGTGTACCTGTTGCATATCAAGGTTATTTTGTAATGATTGTTGGTGGTTTCAATATTTTAGCTGGTATTATTACAACTATACAGCAATTCTTGAAGATTACACAATTAAACGAGGCGCATCGCGTATCTGGTATTGCCTGGGACAAATTTTACAGAAATATTAAGATTGAATTAGCTAGACACCCTGATGAAAGAATGCATGTGAATCAAATGCTTAAAATGTGTAAGGAGGAATTTGACCGTCTTATGGAAACAAGTCCAAATATTCCGGATGAAATAATTGCCGAATTTAAAAATAAATTCAAAGACAGTCTTGAATATGATGATATTATTAAACCTGAAATTTGTGATAAGCTTATTTCAACTGAATCATTTAGAAACCAATGGGCTAGTCAGGACAACTTGATGAAGAAGAAGAATTTGAAGTCGCAGAAGGACGCTAAAATGAAGCAAACTATTATTGCATTTAAATCGGATTTTTCAAAGATGCAAGGTCGTGAGCCAGTACGCACTGAAATCATTGATAACTTGAAGGATAAAATAGATGTTAAAACATTAACAGGTATTTTAGATGACTTTGACAGGGAGACGCGCAGAATAAGTATGGAAAATGTTGAGTTGCCTGTGTAATATATTTAATATTATACATCGGTGTTTTGTCTTTCTTCATCAATAACACCTTCAATATCCCTCCAAGTTTCTTCTGGGTTATCATTACTATTATCAATTGATGGTATAATAGCTTGAGCCGCATATTGTGGTGTAGATTCAAGAGATGGTTGACTTCTAATTACATTATATTGTTGTAGAGGTACTTCATTACTATTTATCTCAGTCTCAGAACTATTTGATGAAAATGACAGATTACTTGGTAGTATAATTTTAACCAATATAATAAATACAACAAATGCCAAGTAAGGTCCATAAGAGCTTATTGGAATGCCCCAAAAGTCCAAAATTTTAGGACATACAACCAATAATAATACAGATAATCCTACACCAGAGACCCAACTATCATCTTTTGGTTTTTCATTAGGGTTAATTATAGATTCATTTGTATCTGTATTTGTATTTTCTGAGCTAGACATATATAATTATTTAAGAAATAAATAATTATAGTTTATTGTATTTTATTAAAGAACCATATATTTATCCTGATTTTCTACTTCATATTTTTCCCCTAATATACCTTTATTAAGCATATGATATGAAATGGGTGTAAAACTTTCATATTCTTTTACTAACAAATCTGGCAAAATTGTATCTAGCTCCTCATTTTCATATTGAATTACAATGGTGTCTTTTTCGCCTAATAGTCCATTTATAATATCATCTGTCAATGAAAAACGATTTGTTTTTTCAATATGTGTCGCATAATTTCCTGGAAATAAAGCATAACGGTTAATACCACCCCTATTATATCGTCCAAATTCATTATCTACTATAGATTTTATTATTGTTTCCGTTTCTGAATCCGACTCTAAATAAGACCTTTTCCATCCGCCTTCTCTAACAGCATCCTCAAATATTCTATAAAAATAAAAATATTCACCACAAGCATTATAAATCTGTTCTTTTGAATTTCCAAATACTGAACAAAACTCCACCTTTTTAAAATTTGCGCCAGTATAAACTGCGTCCGGCAAAGGATACATACTATTATTTGTTTGAGGGTTATGTAACATTCCTAATTCTGGCATATTTAAAAATAAATTTGTAACACTTTGAGAAATAGGAATATTACAAATTGTTTGGGTATTCATTATCTCAGTTGGTAATGCAAACCAAGTTTTATTTAGTCTTGTTATACTTATACGATAAATATCTACGGGACTAATATCAACTAACAACAACTTATTTTTATTTATTAATCCTACAACAGCACTTTCATCCAATGGCGAAGGGTCACATCCAAGCTCCAATAACATAGTCTTTACTAAATTTAATACACTAGTTGAAAAATTGACTCCATCATTGGGTAATATCGTCATTAAAGGCACATCAATTTCTTCAAAACTGTGCGAATATTGCTTTTCCAACATTACTTGAACAAACGGATATTTTGAGAAACGATTTGTTACATGATAACATAAAACACTTATACGACCACTATTATTATGTGAAATAATATCATCTATTAACAAATCCGTATTAGCAGTATCTTTTATTAGATATGTATATGAAGACATTCCTATATTCTTAATTACTTATCATTTATTTAAATCTTTTTTTAAAGTGTTTAGATTATTTTTTAACCTTGCGTTTAATATCTTCTTTAATTGTTTCCTCTCTATTTGTTAATAAATGCTCAGTAACTTCCTTTGCTATATCAGGCTGGTCTTTATAATATTTCTCTAATTGTTGCAACAAATACTTTCCTGATATTGTCTTCTTTGTTTTTCTTTGATTGTATACTAATGCTCCACCATTAATATCAAAACAATCAATAGAATTTGTCTTCATCACCTTGACTAAATTATCAGTTAATAACTTTTTTTGGGTTTGCTTGTTTTTAATATCATTTTTTAATGAGGATATATCTGTATCTATTTTTATCCATTCGCGTATATTATTAATAAGCTCCTCCTTTGTTGTTTTCTTTGGTTTTATATCAACAATAGCATGTTTATTTGAATCTTCTTCGGCAATATTTATTTCCATCACTAAATTAATTAGTGATGTTATTTTAAAATCATTTATATAATATATTATATTTCTGTTTTATCTTTTGTTTGATGTCTTAAACAGAGACCATTTTGTTTAACTGTTGCGCCACAGTACTGGCCTTTTTTGGCACCACTTTTTAAAATAGCACAACACATATTTTCATTTGCCTTTATATTTTCATTTATACCTAATTCATTATCATTAACAAACTCTCCTATTTGAATATTTTGACTTAATACAACATTCGTGAGGATTTTCTTTTGCTTCTTCTCTAATTGCTTTTGTTGTTTATCTAATTCTTTTTGTTGCTGTTTTTCCATTTTTAAATTATCCTTTTGCTGTTTTTCTAAAAGTTTCTCCTTTGCCTTTTTATCCAGTTTATATTGTTTCACTTCGGCCCTAATATGGGTTATACAAAATGACTTGTTCATTTCAGGAACTAATCCAGAGTATTTTGACGAGCAAAAAACGTTTATATCATTTTTTGTATCTATAATTTTACAACACGTCCCGGCTTGAAACATATATCCATAAGACATATATTTGTAGTTGTAACTATTATTTGGTTTCACTAAAAAATTATTATCATTATGATTCTTTACCAATGAATTAATACCATATTTTGCTTCATATTCACTATCTGCATAATAGGGTAACAAACTAAATTGTATATTTCTACAATATGGGCATTTTATAAAATAATCAACATTTGCATTCTTAAATTTCTCTTGTTCAAAATTAGACAATATATTATAATTATATGTCCTAAATATGTATTTCTGTTTACAAATTTCCTTATATAAGGCTCCATAATTGAACTTATGATTACATTCCATTGTAACATATCTATCTATTAACGGAAGACCGGTGATTTGACATAATTCTTCTTCTTCTTTAGTCTCATTTATATCCAATGATTTATAAAGCTCTTCGTAAAAATTTATTCCGCCTTCAATTATATATTTGGTCATTCTTATGTTATTTTACATTTAATCTTTAAATTTATTTTATTTAGTATAAATATGTCGCCGAGTCAATGGGGTCCACCCACATGGATATTTATACATACACTAGTCGCAAAAATAAAAGACGACCAGTTTCCAGCAATCGGCCAGCAGGTCATTTCCCATATAATCCAAATATGTATGTTTTTACCGTGCCCTGAATGTTCTATTCATGCTAAACAATTTTGGACAAATGTAAATACTAAAAATATTCAATCAAAACAAGACCTTATCAATTTGATATTTGTATTTCATAATAGTATAAATAAACGACGCGGAGTTCGTCCATTTAAATATGTGGATTTGCAATATTATGATACATTAAACTTAATTGAAACTTTTAACAATTTTGCCAGAAATTTCAATACAAATGGAAATATGAAACTGCTAACCGAGTCGTTTCATAGAGGGCGTTTATTACAAACATTGCGAGTATGGTTGATGTCCAACTTATCAAAATTTAACCTTTAATTATTTGTATCCTCTGATTGACCAATTAATTCGCCATTTTTATAGACCTTACATTTCATTTGTTGATTTTTTGGTGCTGTACTAACAGAACCATTGGACGCAAATTCATTAATATAAAGAAGACTCTTGTTTGCATAATACATTATACTGGATAAAGCAATACCAATAGCTGACCCACTAATAAATTCACCTAATGATTTAAGCATCAATGGTAACATATTTGTTCCATTTGATAGTGTTAAAACCTTGAATGATAAATCGTAAATAATATATACAACAAAAAATATAATGCTTTTATAATTACTCAATGAAGAATTAGCATCCATATTTACTAAAATTAATGGGAAAAGTAAATAAAAGAACGTAAACGACAATATATAAGTGCTATAAAATTGTTCAAAACCAGAATCATAATTGGTTGATGGATTATATTTATTACTAAGATATATAATTGAATGTCTAATTCCAGTTGCTACAAAAAACCAGCATAAATATATAAATGGTTTTGCAAATGAGTATTCTGCAGTAGAAATAATAGAAATAAAAAATATACACATAACAATTATTACTGGTGAGTAATCTGATAACGATTTGAATACGCTTTGTACCATAACTAAAAGTTGATTATTGTTTTGGTTACCACCTTCTGATATTAATGACTCATTTGTTGTTGATGACATATTATATTACACGAATAAAATAATTATTTAATCAAACCTCTGGTTTTTTGTGTTTTCTTTATACAATAAAAAATTGAAATAAATTTTTATTGTATAAAAAGTAAGTATAATATTATTGTTTCTTAATTATCTTTTTTAAAAAGAAGCACACAGTTTTACAAGTTTTTAAAGAATGAGTTTCTACGTGTATGAAAAGGATGGGGTTATTGTAAGACCCGTTGCTGCTGACTTTATGAAGTTGGAGATTATAGAAGAAGAAAATGGCTATGGTTCAGACGATGAATATGAAAGGCTCGTCGGCAGAGGCAGAGTTTATGAAAACAAGGAGGAACAAAAACTTAGCGGCGAAGACGTGCGCAGTTTGCGTCGTCGCAACGACATTAATAATTTGCGCAAGTTTCTAGATGGCAAGTATGTATTTGAAGAGGGCGAGACACTCGCTGCGTTTGACGCTGTTGATTATGAAAGAGAGAATGTATGTTTAAGCGTATTTGGTTATATTCAGTCACTGGAGGACTATGACCACGTGTTTTCAAATTGGTCGCTAGATGCAGCCAGTCTATGGGCGCTAGATATTGCAGACTACCATTTTGGTATCCTAAATGCGGCGGAAATATTTATGGTTGTTAATATGATGTTGGAAGATATGTGTAGACGAAATTGTTTCTAAGTGTTTTTAAGTTTATATATTTATAGTATGTGTTTTAAGTTTATAGTATATGTTTTAAGTTTATAGTATGTGTTTTAAGTTTATAGTATGTGTTTTAAGTTTATAGTATGTGTTTTAAGTTTACTTTAATTTAATTAGTTTGTTTTTTATTTTTTATTATTTTGTGTTACTATTATATATTTAGAAGAATGAATTTAATTATGTTTATTTTTTCTGCTGTTTTGTTTTTCTTGTTAACACCTGGTATTATTCTTTCTCTTCCCCCGGGAGGTAGTAAAATGATGGTCGCGGCGACACATGCCGTTGTCTTTGGCGTTGTTTTTACATTATCCCATAATATGCTTATGGCTTTGGGTGGTAGTATGTAAATTTTGGTTTATTTTGATTATATTTTGTTTTACTGGTTAAAGTAAAATAAAATAAATGTTTAACGACAACTGCAGGATTTGAACCTACGCGCGATTTTCACAACAGATTTCAAGTCTGTCTCCTTAACCAACTCGGACAAGTTGCCATTTAAAAAGAGGATACAATATCTGGTTTTTAAGTTAAATGATTAAATAATATCCAGTTGTTCCCAATTAGTTATTGAATTTTGTCTTTAAGTTGTTTTACAATATATATTATATTATTTTCCTTATTCAAAAACCAGCGCTAAAACTTCGTTAATATCTTCCACACTAATAAAACTAATATCCTTTGTTAGTTCGTCATCTTTATACTTCTCCATAAATGTATTAAAATCTTTCTCATTCTCCTTTGGGAACAAGAATGTTTTAACTCCTGCTTTAATACCACCCAAAATTTTTAAATCTAGGCCGCCAATTGCCGTTATATTACCTGACAAGGTAATTTCGCCTGTAATAGCAATGTTATTTTTTATTTTCATATTATTAAACAAACTATAAATCGTGGTTGTAATTGCCGCACCAGCACTTGGTCCATCTTTCGGTGTGCTGCCATCAGGGCAATGAATATGAACACCCGATTGGATTGTATCCTGCACATGTTTTGACGTTAAACTGTAGGCCAATGTTAGCGCCACATTCATTGATTCCTTCATTACGTCACCTTGTGTACCCGTCAAATTTAATGACAATGTTTTGTCGCCCGGGCGCCACTTGGCTTGTATTGGTATTATACCACCCATACCAAGAGCATTTGCCCAAAGCCCATTAATAATACCAACTTTATTTTCACTATGAATTTTCTGTATTTTGAGTTCATGTTTATCCTTGAAATACTTGGTCTTAATACTGTCTATTGTTATTTCAATCGGGATTTCATAAGAAGTATTAAAATTCTTCAAAATATCCAGGTTTATTTCACCCACAATTTCAAACAATATCTCCTTCAATTTTCTAACACCGGACTCTGCTGTATAATTTTCAATTACATGTTTCAACGTAGCATTACTAAAATGTATCACATCTTCTAATCCCATCTTTTTATACACTTCCGGCAAAATATGCTTATTACATATTGTTAATTTCTCATCCGTTGTTAGATTGTTGAATTTAATACGATGAACACGGTCCAACAAAATGCGGTCTATCGCATCCACGTCATTATACGACAAAATAAATAGTGCCTTAGACAAATCTAAATCTATTCCTGAAAAATACTTGTCTTGAAAGCAATCATTTTGTGCTGGGTCTAACATATGTGTTAAAATACCTACAATTTCCTTACCATGCTCTGTTTTTGAGATTTTATCTATTTCGTCAATAAAAATAATCGGATTCATACATTTCTTGTCCATTAATATTTGTACAATAGACCCCCACGTTGACCCTACATATGTATAGTTATGACCGTGTATACTGGACCCATTTGAATCACCACCCATCTGAATCATCGCAAACGGTCTAGGTACACCATTTTCGTCTTTTAAACAATCCGACAGTCCTCTCTTTGCCAGACTAGTTTTTCCGATACCCGGAGGACCTTCAAATCCAAAACAGTAGCCGTCTTGCTGCCCATTAATCCACTGGCCTATAATACGCTCTATTTGTTTCTTTGCCTTATCATGTCCATGAACCGCATTATCTAATGTCTCTTTTACACCAGACATATAGCTATTAATTTCATTGTATTTTGTCTCAATTTTTGTCACCTGGTCCACCATATTTTTGTTAGTTGTCTTTGAATTAAAATCTGTTTTTTGGGTCAAAGAAAATATATTTGTTAAAATATCCTCCTTTTTTATAGATAAACATAAATCTATAAATTTGTTTATTTGTTCTATCATATCTGCCTTCTTTTTGTTAGAATATTTCAAATTGGAGGTGGTTATTTTGTGTTTTACAATTACTTCATTGATTTTTAAAATATAAGTAACCAACGCACTTTTATCACATTCACTAACAAATTGTTTAAATTTTATAACATTTGTATTAGAATTTGTATTCACATTAACGCCCTTTTTCAGAGTATTCAAACATTTCAGTATTTCCAAACTAGTATATTTGTCCTTTTTTACAATATTAAATTCAGGGTTCTGTATTATCTCCATAAACTGTGTCCGAATTGTATCCATTATCCCCAATATTGGTTCCTTTCTGTAAACACTAAATGGGATTTTAAGAAGCCCATCTAAAAACTGGCGTGCCTTTGAACCGGAATCTTCGGACTTGGCCTTAACCTCTTTCAGTTTCTGCATCGCCTTTTCTTTAACCGTATCTGGTGCCTTTAAAAGACATATTTGTTGCTCTAATGGTATCTTTTGTATGTCAAAATTTGCCAAATCACTTGTATATTGGACAGTATTTTTCATGGCATTTTTAAAACATTGTTTTATAGACCATGGCAAGCTATCAAAAAGGGTTGTTTGTTCCTGTGTGTCTACCACTCCATTGGCATCATTTGAAAGTAAATCATATAGCAAATATGCCAAATATTGATTATCATATTTGTCAGACTGTATCAATAATTGAATAATAGTTAATCTGCGTGTATACATATCATTCGTTATAAACTCCTTTACAGTTTGTGCTATTGGTTTGTGTTTTATATTATTCAAATTACTGATATGACCAATATACTTTGAATATATTTCGTGTATTTCATAAATAAGAAAATCTTTTAGTCCCAATGAGCTTATATATCGGTTAAAACTGTCACCCTTGAATTCCAATGAATTTGGTGTATTATCTTGTATTGCCTTCATTTTCAGATTCACGAATTTACTATTTAAAATATCTACAACTATGTCATCTACTATTCCAGATATAACAAGGCTTTTCTTATGCTGTAAATTATGGACAACCACTTGTATTCCGTATACTTTCAAGTGAAATGACTTTGTTCTTGTATTCATGTTTATATCTATACAATCTAAATTTTTAGAAGAGTCGTTTAAGACATTTTCATCGTTTGCAAGACCTTTTTTACTGGACTTTGTATCATTCTTTGTATCATTCTTTGTATCATTCTTTGTATCATTCTTTGTATCAGACGAGGATACCAATCTGTAACTCGTTGGATGAAAGTATTTTTTTAAAAGCTCAAACTTGTTTTTATCCATATCCGAAATAGCATAAGTATTGACTGAATTATTACCAAAACATACCCATAAAAAATCCTCAAATAATTCGGTGCCAATTGACTTAAATAATGACGACAATTCATTATTTATATGCTGTAATGTATTTATTATAGCATCTGTATTTGACATATCCGCCAATGAGATATCTTTGATGGTCTTGCTAAGTTCTAGTAATATATTAATACAATTATTCATATCGCTTGCGCCAATAATATTAAGTATTTTGTTATTCTGAACATGCAAAATAGTGCGCTGGATTGTTTCTTGAAAAAACATTATTTTGCGCTCTATAAGGATAATCATATCAGGATTTTTACTAGAATTAACTTGTTTTGTTAGTTTATCATTCATTTTATATATAATTATGAAATATATAAAATAATACTCTTTTCTACCTAAAGTTTATATAACATTTACAAACTGTGTTTAAAAAAATAATATATATGTAACCATATTAGACACTTATTATCATAATAATATAAGTTATAAATATGGGCATACCAAGTTTTTTTGCATACATCGTTAAAAATCATCCATCTATCATCAGAAAATACAGCAAGTCATTATTAACTGTCGACAATTTGTATCTAGACTGCAATTCAATTATATACGACGCTTATAGTAAAATGAAGTTTGACAGTTTGACTGAATCGGTCGCAATTAGCATCATAAAAGCAGTCATTTCAAAGATTGAGTATTATATTCAGACCATATCGCCTTCTAAAACCGTCATTATTGCGTTTGATGGGGTCGCACCGGTTGCCAAATTAGAGCAACAGCGTGCCCGTCGTTACAAGTCCGGCTACCAAAACAACATATCTCGTACCCTTTTCAAGAAGGATAAGGAAGACCCATGGAACACTACAGCAATTACACCCGGCACAAAGTTTATGGCCGATTTGAATGCCGCAGTCACTGCGCATTTTTCTAAGATTGCCACCGAGAAAGACCCGCCTTCTTGGATGAAAGGGCTAAATATCATGGTTTCGGGCAGCAATCGCGTCGGCGAAGGCGAGCACAAGTTGTTTGATTATATAAGAAAAAACCCGGAAAAACACGCAAACGAAACTACCGTCATTTATGGCCTAGATGCGGACCTTATTATGCTCTCAATTAACCACCTGCCAATTTGCCCCAAGATTTACTTGTTTAGAGAGACGCCACAATTTATTGGTTCAATTGATGCCAATTTGGAACCAGATGCCGACTATTTACTGGATATTCCAGAGCTTACTGAAGCAATTATTGCGCATATGAACAACAATGTGGAACTCAGTAAGGAACAACAGTTAAGTGTGAGTCAAAAAAATAAGGTATATGACTATATATTTTTGGGCTTCTTCTTAGGTAACGATTTTATGCCACATTTTCCTTCGGTCAATATTCGCACTGGCGGAGTTGATAAGATGATGAACGCTTACAAAGCTACTATTGGACCTGATGAGAATTTGTGCGACGGCAAAACCATTAACTGGAATAATGTAAGAAAAATCATTAAATTCTTGGCTTCATTAGAGGAGGAACATATTATTGCTGAACATAAATTCAGAAATTCCAGAGAAAGACGAGATATGCCGCAAAACACACCAGAAGAGAAATTCAAGCGGTTTGACTCAACTCCTATGTATGACAGGGAGTTGGAGAAATACATTAACCCATTTAAACCATTCTGGCAGTCCAGATATTATAAAGCATTATTTGACATTCAATCTGATTCTGATGAGGAGCAGAGGAAGGATATTGCCACCAATTATCTCCAGGGTCTTGAATGGACTATGAAGTATTATACGACAGGTTGCCCTGATTGGCGCTGGAACTATAAGTATAATTATCCACCATTGCTCCAAGATTTGATTAAACATGTGCCCGTATTTGGCTGCGAATTCGTGCCTGAGAAGCCGCCTTCACCAGTGGCAGAGTTGGTCCAATTGTGCTACGTATTGCCTCGTGATAATCTGAATTTATTGCCACCCAAATTAGTCAAAGAATTGCTGCAAAAATACGACCACTGGTATAAGGGCGACTGTGACTTCGTCTGGGCTTATTGTCGTTACTTTTGGGAAGCTCATGTAGAAATGAATGATATTGATATTGATGAATTGGAGCAATTTATTGAATCCAATCGGCACCTGATAGAGAAATAATATAGTTTGATAGAGCCTGATATATGATGCAATTTTATTCGTAGTATTGTGTTTTTCTTATGTTTTTATACTATTTATAAAAGTTATTAAAATTTTCCAAAAAGTAAAAAGGGAAATGAAAAATGGACATTTTTAAAATGTCCAGAATTCAGGACCTAAAAAGAATCTTGAAAAATGCTGTTTTTTCACGTTGTGACTGAGATGCTCTAAAATTTATTTTTTGTGTATTTTTTCTGTGACGATAATTTTTCATTTTTTTGCGAAAACTTTAGGAATATTTTTCTGTTGTCAATATATGTCAACGGAAAATTCTGCTTTTATGCCAAAAATCTGCCTTAAATTTTTTTGCGAAAAATGTGACTATGGAACGTCTAAGAAAAGTAGTTACGATAGTCATTTGATAAGTGCTAAACATCAAAAAACAACGCTAAACAACGAAATTCTGCCAAAAATAAAGGTCTATATATGTTCAAAATGTAATATAAAATACAAAGATAGAGCTGGGTTATGGAGACATAATAAAAAATGTATAAAAACTAATACGTCTAAGACATATGAACATGATGACCCTAATTTACTTGATGACCTAGACGACCTTGATGAATCCAACGGTTCTATTTCCGATTCAGATTCTGACTCTGATTTGGAGCCAAGTAGCAAAGACATTATAAAAATGATGAAAATGCAAATGGTTGAGAATCAAGAAATACGTGGTCTAATTATTGAATTACTTAAGAAGGAAACATTCAACACAATTAATAACAACAATACTATAAATAATAATAACAATTGTAATAACAAATCATTCAACTTAAATGTATTTTTAAATGAACAGTGTAAAGATGCTCTGAACATTGACGAATTCGTGGATTCTATCAAGATGAATTTGGCGGACCTTGAAGATTTTGCGAACCTAGGGTATGCAGATGGCGTTTCTAATATTTTTTCAAAAGGTATCAAGGAATTGGGCGTTCATTTAAGACCCATACACTGTAGCGACTCAAAGAGAGAAGTGCTTTACATTAAGAACAATGATGAGTGGGTAAAGGAAACCGATGATAAACCATTAATTAAAAATGCAATTAAGAAGGTGGCATTCAAGAATATAAGGCAAATCAATGAATGGGTCAAGGAGAATCCATCATGTAAGGACCCCAGAACCAAAAAATATGATAAATACAATAAAATAGTAATGAATGCCATGTCGGGTGTAACAGAGCAAGAACAGAAGGACAATATAGAGAAAATTGTGAAAAATGTCACAAAATCAGTAGCAATTGACAAGTATGCTTTAAAATAAAATACAAAATTATATATAAAAAATTGATATTAAAACTACTATTGTAATTAATATAAATAAAATAATAATGGAACCTGTTAAAAAGACTAGAATTAAGAAGAAGGCTGGTGCTGGAGTGCAATTGGTTATTGAAGAAGAATCAAATAAAATAGAACAGAATAAAATAGAACAGAATAAAATAGAACCAAATAAATTAGAACCAAATAAATTAGAACTGAATCAAATATACAATGAAGACTGCATAACCGGTATGCAAAAAATAGCAAGCGAATCAGTTGACATCATTATTTGCGACCCTCCGTATAATATTGGCAAGGATTTCGGTAACAATAGTGATAAACAAGAAATAGACACTTATTTATTATGGTGCGACAAATGGGTTGCCGAATGTCTGCGAATATTGAAACCACAGGGAACGTTATATATATACGGATTCAGTGAAACACTGGCATTTATTAGAACGCGTATATATTGTAATGTGCGATGGTTAATATGGCATTATACAAATAAAGTGACACCATCCTTAAATTTCTGGCAACGGACTCACGAAAGCATTCTATGTTGTTACAAAAATAAACCTATATTTAATCGGGATGATGTAAGAGAACCATATACAGACACATTCCTTAAAAATGCGGCTGGTAAGGTCAGAAAAGCAACTAAAGGCCGATTCAGTAATAATGATAAAGAGACTATTTATACAGCACACGAAGGAGGGGCACTTCCAAGAGACGTTATTAAAGTACCGGCTTTAGCTGGTGGCGCTGGTAAAAAGGAGCGGGTAGACCATCCAACTCAAAAGCCTCTCACCTTATGCGACACGTTAATCAAAGCTGCTTTAAATAAGGAGGGCAATACACTGGTAGTTGTCCCATTTGTTGGCTCGGGCTCAGAATGTGTTGCCGCAAAAAAAAACAAAACAGATTTTATTGGATTTGAAATTAATAATGAATATATAAAAATTGCCAATCAACGACTGGACTCAGATACAAATATAGATACAGAAACAGAAACAGAAACAGAAACAAATACAAATACAAATATAGATACAATTTAAGCCAACTTATCTACTAATTCTATATAATTATACAATGGTTTGTTGCTAACGGTTGTGCTAGCCACTATGAATTTTTTCATATCCTCGGTCATTTCAATATGCATCCATAATTGGGATGACATACTAAATGTGATGCTCATTTTGCAACCATTTATTTCGTTGGTATTCCAACCAACCTGGGCGTCCTTATTTTTGCCCCGCTTTCCGATGGTTGGCTCCCATGTATACGCCGCCGGGTCCAAGACTATATAATTGCTTGGAATTAGCAGCCAGTCGTAACTTACTGAATCGGGCAACTCGTCTCTCACAATGAATGAGTAATAAGTAAAGTTTTTTCTGTTATTTATTTCCTGAACTATTTCTGTAGGCAATCCACAGTTTTTTTCGCTGCAGACGGTCGTCAATCTATACGAGCTTATATCAATGCTTTTTCTATTACTCGCATATTTAGCAGATTTGTTACTGATGCCGCCGAGGGAACAACTGATGTCCATTCCCGAGAGATGACTGCCGTCGCTTTGCGAATAGACGTCTATTCCAACCGATGAGAAGATGATGGAATTCAAGTCTTCCCATATGGTTTCATTAATCGGCGACGAGTTGCACAAATGATATCCCTTGACGCACTTGGTAAATTTTGCCCTTATATCAGTTTCCGACGCGGAATAGACGTCTTCAAATGTGTGTAAAACGGGACTTACAACCTTAACCTTTGGTTCCTTAACAACCTTAACCTTTGGTTCCTTAACAACCTTAACCTTTGGTTCCTTAACAACCTTAACCTTTGGTTCCTTAACAACCTTAACCTTTGGTTCCTTAACAACCTTTTCCTTTGGTTCCTTAACAACCTTTTCCTTTACAACCTTCTCCTTTACAACTTTCTCCTTAACAACTATAGTTTGTGATGATTCAGACATTTTATTATTTATTATACTTATACAATCATTTTATGTATAAAAAATAGTTTCAATTTTTTATATATTGTTAAAAATGAAAAAAAACACAAATAAAATATATATGTATATAAAATAAACTTAACTATTATGGACTATTTTAACAAACTATTAGGAAAACCAGTATCAGCATCAGCATCAGTAGCGGCACCAGTAGAACCAGTAGCATCAGCATCAGTATCAGTATCAGCAAGACCGCAAGTAAAACTAGTATCATCATCAGCATTAATTTTCAGTGATTATAAAGTTATTTGTAATGCACGTATAGCAGGACACGGAGAGGAGGCTTCTGAATTTTTTAGAAAAGAAAGAAGTACCAAATTCGACAGTGATTCATCTCAAAATTATCATGATATATGGACAGTTATCTACAAACTATTGAGAGCAAATTGTTATATGTTGTCTACTATTGATGAGAAAGAACAAACGTTAACTCAGACATGTCCGTTATTTTCAGGCAGTAGATTTGGTGGTGTGCTTTCATATTTTGATGCATACATAAACACAATACAATTTTTTCAAAAAACTAAACGATTACGTGAAACCATATGTCAACCAAGCAAATTTTTAGGCTTTTCAACAACAATAGGTAGAATAAGTATATATACAGAAGGTCCGGAAATTTGGATAAAACAATATCATCATAACAAGGAGCTAAAAGGAGAGAAGGTGGAAGAATCAGAAATCATAGACACATTAAGTCAATTTACATATAAGCCAGTTAAATCAATGCTATGGTTTATATTTTCACCTAAATCTTCCTATAAATTATTACAAGAAATTGACGAACTTTACAAGGCTGTGGGAATAAACAAACCTCAGTCATTTAATACACTGCGTATTCAACAAGAAAAAATGAAAAAAATAGAGTTTGACAAATATAAAAGACTGTCAACTATGCCAGGAGATGAATTTAGCGGTTGTTTTCCTTCCGGGTTTATCTGTTGTAATTCCAAAACTGGTGAAACCATTTCTATAACATTATGTTTTCCAATAGACGTAAGTAATTTAAAAGAATGGTCTCTACTATGTAGCAGTAAACGCGTGCAATATAATAAAACACTGAGAAACGGCAAACCATCGGGATGGCAAACAATAACATCAGACGCCTTTTATAAAGAACAACTTGCTAAGATTAGCAGCGCAACTCTTTATATTACAAGACTTATACGCAGCATGAATTCAGTATTTAGTGAATTAGACTATATGAAAATTGAATATTTTGAAGATACTACAAAAATAAGCAAAATACACATATTAGGAGTTCACGTTTTATTAGCAGTTATATCTCATTTGTTACTGTCATTGTTATTAGAACCTGAAAACCCAGTTTATAATCCTTTTATAGCTATTAATGGAGACTCTAATCCTTATGTTACGGAACAACCAGACCCAAATGATGATTTGATTGAAAAAATAAAAGCTGCCTTACAAGATAATTTTAAATTAACTTTTTATAATAATGCGTGTCGGACAAGTATTGATATTAATGGCGCAGACGATAATGCAGGAACAGATAGTCAGAACCCAAACAATTACTCACAAGATATGTTTCCAAAACATACAAATTCATCACTTCTTGATGTTAGTGCTAAATTAACAGAACCGGAATTTACATCTCCGAAACAGCCTGACGCTAATTTGATGGTACAGACCAATAATATGGATAGTAATAGCAATAGTAATAGCAATAGTAATAGTAATAGTAATGATAGTGATATTGATGTATCAGAATTACAGTTGGGGGTTTTATTAACAGACATATTAAACGAAATAGAAGAAGAAGACCAATTGTTAATTGGAGAAATTGCTGATTTACCAACATTTGAATTAGCATCAGCAATGGAAGAAGGTGACAACACAAAAAAACGCTCATTAGATGAAATTGATACAGATACAGATACAGATACAGATACAGACCTCAGTAACAAATCACCAAGAAGCCAAGAACCAAACTCTAGTGAACCACCAGTTGGCGGCCTTAAATTAAAAAACAAATCAAAAAGAAACAAAAGAAAATCAAAAAAACAAACAAAAAGGGAATCAAAAAGAAACAAAAGAAAATCAAAAAAACAAACAAAAAGGAAATCAAAAAGAAATAAAAGTAAATAAGACCTTTTTTTTAAATATGCTGTAAAATAATGACAATTATACAACATATATCCCAGCTATTTTAATAAGACATTTATACAGTTTCTTATTAAAATTGTAACCATAATTATATGCACCTTCTTTTTGAAAGTTATTTAAATTTTCCAAAAAGTAAAAAGGGAAATGAAAAATGGACATTTTTAAAAATGTCCAGAATTCAGGACCTAAAAAGAATCTAGAAAAACGCTGTTTTTTCACATTGTGACTGAAATGCTGTAAATTCCATTTTTTGTCTAATTTTTCTGTGACGATAAATTTTCCAATTTTTAGAGAAAAATCCAAAAAATATAGTATTTGGCTAATATATTAAGGCAAAATGGCTAATAAAAAGTCGCAAAATCTCACTAAAAATTCTTGCGAAATATGTGACTATAATACATGTAAAGCATCTGATTACGCAAAACACTTGCTTACGACAAAACACAAACGGCTAACGATGGCTAACGAAAATCTCCAAAAGTCTCCAGAAATCTCTCAAAACAAGAACATATTTATGTGTGTATGTAATAAAAAATATAACCATATGTCGTCTCTTTGTAAACATAAGAAAAAATGTGTTATTTGTAAAACAGAGGACCCAGACGACCTTAAAACAAATTTGCTTGATGAGCTTGATGAAACACCTGACGATAATGAAGCAAATACCGATTCAGACGATTTAGAACCAAGTAGTAAAGACATTATAAAAATGATGAAAATGCAAATGGTTGAAAATCAAGAAATGCGCAGCCTAATTATTGAATTACTTAAGAAAGAAACATTCAACACTATAAACAATAACAATAATATTAACAATATTAATAATAATAATAACTGTAACAATAAATCATTCAACTTAAATTTATTTTTGAATGAACAGTGTAAAGATGCTCTTAATATTGATGAATTTGTGGAGTCCATCAAAATGAATTTGTCAGACCTGGAGGATTTTGCGAATCTAGGGTATGCAGATGGCGTTTCTAATATTTTTTCAAAGGGTATCAAAGCATTAGATATTCATAAACGACCCATACACTGTAGCGACTCAAAGAGAGAAGTGCTTTACATTAAGAACAATGATGAATGGATAAAAGAAAGCGATGATAAGCCGCTTATTAAAAATGCAATTAAGAAGGTTGCATTCAAGAATATAAGGCAAATCAATGAGTGGGTCAAAGAGAATCCATCTTGCAAGGACCCAAGAACCAAAAAGTATGACAAATACAACAAAATAGTAATGAATGCCATGTCGGGTGTAACAGAACAAGAACAGAAAGACAATATAGAAAAAATCGTGAAAAATGTTACAAAATCAGTGGCGATTGATAAATACGCATTGCATTAAATAAAAACAAAAAATTGAAAACAAAAAAGTTATTAAATAAATGAAAATATAAATATAAACACAATACTAATATCAATTATAGAAAATGTTAACACTAGCCGACATCAAAGACAAATCATATATAAACGTTCTTAATAATATCATCAAGGAAATTATTAAGACAACTGGCTACTGCACATTAGAATTATTAATAACTCAGATACACGCTTTGTGTCAGGAATTGGCAGACTTTACAAATACAAATATGGAGAAATTCAAAATCACAAAGGTCACAGACAAGGGCCTCGTAGGAAAGATAGTAGAATTCAAGTTATTCGGTAATTTGCCAAATAACGACTCGTGTCCTGATATGCTTTACGGAGACATCAAGACAACGCATTTTAAATGTTTAAACACAAAAACAAATAAATCTTATAACGCAAAAGAGCGCCTCACACTAACCAATTTCGGCGACCCAAGTAAGCAGTCAAATATTGACACAATTGCCGACAAAAATTGTCTACAAGAAACCAAATTCTATGACAAAATCAATAACGGAATTATCGTAATTTTCCAAGACGAAGATAACACAGCATTTTCAACTGTTGAATCTTATTATAGTAAAAAAATACTAGGCATTGTGTTGTATAATTTGGACGAAGTATTTGAAAAACAGCCGGAAGTAGCCAAAATATTTCAAGAGGATTTCAATAAAATCAAGAGCTGTATATTGGCACACAATGTGTCTCAAAGTGGCCAAACCTATTTACATATTCACCCTCATGGCTCAAAGGGTAGCAACACGCGCGCGTTCGGATTCAAAAACAAATTCTTAACCAAGTTGGTATCAATTTACTTGGACCTGCCGTTACAAGTGAAAGGGCGCAGCGACTATATAGAATTTTTATAATACTTTTACTAACGTTATAGCTAATACTTTTTAATACTTTTGCTAATACTTTTTAGCTAATACTTTTGCTAATACTTTTGCAAAATGCGCTCAGCCAGCTTACAATATTCATCACTAATATCAATGCCAATATAATTCCTACCATTTTTTTTCGCCATCTTCAAAGTAGTGCCTGACCCCGAAAACGGGTCCAAAACAATATCACCTTCATTGCTCCAGCTGAGTATATGGTCTTCGGCTAGTTGCTCGGGAAATATGGCCGGATGCTCATGACTTTCCTTGTCCTTGGAATTAAAGCCCTTGCCAACATTGTATTTCCAGATATTGTTTCTTGGCGAAAACTCCGGCACAGGTTTGATATCACTTGTCTCCTGTAATTCGCCATTTTTAAGCCGATTCGTATTCTTACCCCAATTTGTATGACCGGCCCATTTATTGGGTTTGTCAGAAATCAAATTCGCAGTTTTAATCTTGTCTTTACAAAATACAAACATATATTCAAATATCTGCGTATATCTGTTGCCACTTTTTGAAGCTGGAAATGACGACGTGTTCTTTTCGTAAATCATCGTGTCGTGTAATTTGAACCCGTGTTCCATAAATTTGAGTGCTTGACGGAATGAAGAGCCGGATTCACTGCCTTTGATTGTAGAATCACCTACAACCCACACAACCACACCGCCGGATTTGGTGACACGAAACAGCTCTTTAATAATGTTTTCTTCTAGAAAAGTGAAGCCATTGTAGTCGCGAATGTCGTCATATGGTGGACTAGTTACAGTCAAATCAACACTAGAAGAAGGCATAGATTTTAGAATAACAGCAGAATCACCGCAAATAACCTTATTTATAAAACTTTCTTTATTGCTAGCAATAGTATTAGTAGGAACAGATAAACTAGGAACAGATTCTGATTCAACTAACATATAGGCTGACGCCTTCTTCCTGGGCTTCTTGCCAATTTTTGCCACCTTTATTTCATTATTTATTTCATTATACTCTTGAATTAAAATTTCCATTGTATCTATCTTTAAATATTATTGTAAATAATATTTAAATCATAATCAATTTTATTATCTAATCAACTAAATTTTCACATATTAAAAAAAACCTTTGCGTAATTGGATTATCCCAAGCATCGTGAATTTCGCCAGAATATAAGTATATTGTTGAAATATTACCAAATAAATGCACCATACTATGTAGCAAAGCAGATATATACAACCGTTTTTGTCTATGGTTATAGTTGCTTAATAAATAACATACAAACGCAATCCAAAAATATAAATAGAATTTGTAAGAATTTTGACAACCCACTCCTCTAAAAAAATTATACGCAATAGATGAATATACATAACCAACATCCAATGTTCGTTCCCAAGTATTGTACCTAGGTTTCTTCCAGTAATTCAGAGAAGTGATGAAAATACCTCCAGGCCAAATAGCAAACGCATATTTCGCTTGATATATGCTGTAGAAAGTAGAAGTTAAAAATAACCAAGATGTATACCATAAGTAGTTGTATTGACAGGGTTCATAGATACATACTTCTTCTTTTTGTTCTTCTGATTCTTCATTTATAAATTTATTTTCTTTTATTTTTTCTAATTCTGCCAATTCTTGTTCTAAAAAACATTGTTCCATTTTTATTTATTATTATAATAAATATTATCTTTTTAATTACTTATTTTGCTTCATTATTTACCTTGTTTTTCTAAGTTTTTTCTAAATTTAAAGAAAAAGAACACATTGACATAATCTTGTTGTAAATGCGAAGACAAATCGCAATTAAAATTAGCGCCATAATTGCTATAACGCCTAAATCCCAAATTGTATCTGACGCAAGTCCAAGAACGTAATTAAGAGGCACTTTTATTATGCCATCTACACCAGAAACTAAGCTACCTGTAAAACCAGACACATGCAACTTGACTTGTCGTTTAAGTTGTTCCCATTCAGCAACACTGTAATTCTGTCTTTTATCTTTTTGAACAATCTTTTGCTCACGTATATAATCCTTAGCATCTGTAAGTAGCTGCTTATTTTTGAATTCCTGTATTACGCGCTCTGCTTCTTCACGTGCCTTTCTATCAGTCTCTTCTCTTTCTAGACGTGTCTTTCTATCAGTCTCTTCTTTTGCTTCACGTGCCTTTCTATCAGTCTCTTCTTTTGCTTGACGAGCCTTTCTATCAGTCTCTTCTCGTGCTTCACGTGCCTTTCTCTTTTCTAAAAGTTCTGCTTCATATTTAGACGGCGAATCGTGAGCCGCAATATTTGCTTCATCTAGAATGTCGGTCCAAAAATGCCGCAAATTGGCAAAATACTCATCCACGGTTAAAGACCGCTTTCCTATATTCAATAGATAGTCCGGTAACCTTTGCTCCAACTTTTGTAAAATGGGCAATATATATTTGGCTTTTTCTACTAGACTATCCTTTTTATCCTTTTCAGAATCAATATCAACATCGTATTTTAAATTTTGACCCTTGATTCCCTTATTGAGACCACGTATAAGGCTATTGTCAATAATATTCTGCACAATCACAATGTAATAGTTTAGCAGCGATGGGTCAAATGCGTTTATAAGGGTGTTATCAGTGGAATTATAATACAGTGTATAGGGATTGCCAAAAGTGTTAAAACACAGGCCATTTAGAAAAGCTTGGCGGTTATTAATGGCCAGCCGATATTGTTGATAGTCATACATTTGCTCTATTACTTCAGTCTTTAATTCGGCTTTGTCCAATTCTTTACTTAAGACAACCGATTTGTCATCATTTTTCTTAAGTGAAGCAGAAGAAAAGAAGCCAAATAAGCCACTACTATCATCATTATTATTTTCTTCCTTTTCTTTTTCTTTTTGAAATCGCATTTCAGTTTCAAAATGTGTATAAGACGAGTAAGATAAGGGGAGAGAACTGGTTGTTTTAGCAATCATATTTTCGCACATATTTAGTAGCCCGTCAGTCGCATTAATAATGACACGATTCAGTGAATCAACTTCAGATTGGATACGATTTTCAAACAAATCAGTTTCTTCCTTGTTTTCTCTCTTAACAAAGTAAAAATACGAAACCCATTTATTTAGCACATTTTTTACTATTTTTTTTTCTCTTTCGGTTTCCTTTTCCCTTTGTTTGAATTCTTGTAATTCAAATGTAGCTTCTACAAAGTTTACATCAGAAGACGAAATCTTATTGACTAGCGTATAATCATTTACCATTGTTACAATATTTGCATTTTTAGTAACAGCAACAAACTGTGTATCTTTACTAAGAGCAAAACGAGCTATTAATAATTGCGAGAACAATAATATATAAAATAGTGTAGTCATTGCCTTTGTTTAGTTGTCATAATTGTTTTTATATATTTTTAATTTATTATCTAGAAATAGTATATATATAAAATATGAGCATAACAATGGACGCAAGTAATGTTATGACACCGAAAGAAGCTAACCTTCTTATTAGGTATTCTAGAATAAACCTTGGTAATAGTTCGGCAGAGTGGGGTAATAGTTCGGCAGAGTGGGTATTAAGTGATGAAGTTAAAGGCATGACCCCAAAAGATGTTGAAGATATTAAAAAACAAATTTCTGATATTTTGAGAAAATATCGTCAGACAGAACCTGATTTGGCATACAATGATATTATGGATAGAGCAAGAGCGTTGGTTGGTTCATCATCATCATCTTCATCTGTTTCATCATCTGCTTCATCATCATCTGCTATGGGTGGTCCTTCTGTGTCTGGTGGACAAACACTAGCTGATTTAGTAAGTAATGCTGTGTTACCAGATAATCTCCAACCAGTTATCATTGAGAATTTACCACAAGCCCAACAAGCCATTTTTCAAACCGAATTGAATCGTTTTATAATTCCTGAACAAGTGGCGGGTCCAGGTCTAGCTAGTGACCTTCCTATTTCCGTAGATTCTGCCCTTAATAGACTTGAATTAAAGAGAGCTTTAATTAGTCGTTTATTTGGTGCTGCAGAAGAATTATTAACATTGTCAATGGAAGAAAAAGATAGAGCACAACGCACTGAATTGTTGAATGAGATAGAAAAAATTGAAGTTGAAATAAACTTAATGATACAAAAAAATGTACGTGAGAATAGAGGTAGAAATTTTATTATTGCGGATGAAGTAAGAGAATTAAATGAAATAACAGATGAAAATATTGCTAGAGCAATACGGATAGCTAAAGATGTTGATGCTGCTGATTTGGAGGATATGAAACTATGTTTGGAAGACATGTCTCAATGGATGTTGTATGAATTATTACCAATGGCAATAGATGCTGGAGCATCGCGGGAAGAATTTGGAAAAATGTTAAGTGATAATAGGGTTTGGCTAATAAGTCAAATTAAAGCCATAAAGGAAAAAAAAGCAGCCAAAATACTCGCACAACAAGTGGAAAGAAGAAGGAAACTACAAATACTAGAATATCAACGTAAACTGAGGGCTGCCGGAAATGTTTTGATAGCAGGAGCATCAGTTACCCCCCTTGCTACAGTTTTAAGCTTTATTTCCAGCTTAATTAGGCAAGGAATTCCAACAGAAACAGTGGCAAGATTGATTAGTAATGGAGTTAGGTTATCTGGTCCTGACGGTACTGGCTCAACGGCTCTAGTAGCAGTTGCTCAAAGGACTAGTCTAGCAGTAAGTTACAATCCACTTACACAATGCCCTTGGGCTGGTCCTGGTGTTGCTGCAGGTAGTAGATTATTACGAATACCAATAATGATAATACGTATTCCAATTGATATATTCACTAGAATGGGAACTTGGGCATATGGTGGATTGTCCTTTTGTTTTTTTAATTCTCCAGTGATAACAACAATAGCTGTCATTGCTGTTGCTATTGGTGGTGTGACTTGGTATTTAACAGTCGCGAATCCAGGATTAGCGAAAGCTACTTATGATGCTGCTATAGCATGTCATATAAGACTAAAATCATTGTGTACAATGGAAAATGTTAGATGGGGGGCTAGACAAATGAGTGATGGAACTATACAATTAGTAACAGGAGCAGGTCAATGGTTTAATTCAGCAATAAATGAAGTGGCTAGTGTATACAATTTATTACAATTTCTTAGTCCTGATGATTTATCAACTATTAGTAGTGCTGTTAGTAGTGCTGTTAGTAGTGCTGTTAGTAGTGGAGTAGGACCAAGGTCAATAGGATTTTCTAGTAACGGTAGTAATAATAGCAATCGTGCATCTCTCGGTTCAAATAGAAGTAATCGTGCATCTCTAGGTTCAAATGGAAGTAATCGTTCGGGAATTGAGTCACTTGGTTCGGCAAATAGTAATATTAGCAAGGACAATGCCCAAAAAGTATTTGATAAAGAGGCTGAGGGTTTACAAAAACAAGGAGGAGGTGCAACACCAGATGAACAGGCTATTTCTACAATGACGGCAGCAGCAACTTTAGCATTGGCTAATGATAATTTGTCTAGTAGCAGAAGTATTGGCTCAGCCAAAAGAGGTCAAGGTAGTCAAACAAAATCCTCAACAGTTTCTAATAGTGAACAACAAGAGGCTATTGGGGATGCAGATACAATGCTAGATAACGTAGCTAGGGGTGATGCTAACCAAATAGAAGAGCTAGTACGAGTATTTGAAGGAAATGTATATCAAGGCTTGCCAACTAGTGATGGTATGAATGTGCCTGATGAAGTTGAATTTCATGATAATGAACAACCGTACATGAGTGAATTAAGTCAAAGTGATTTTAGTCAAGGATTTGATGAACCAAGTCCAAGGAAAGGAAGTAAAACTACACAAGTAACAACGGCCAATCAAGCAGCAGTAGTTCAAGAAGCAGAAGCAGCAGCAGTTAACGACGCTTTAACCCAACTTGCGGCCACACTTCAACCAAATGCAACTGAATCAGTGAATGCTACTATTACACTACCTAATGGAGCTTTGGCGAATGTCACATTTGCACCAGTACAACAGATAGCAAGTGCTAATACGTCTGTTGCCTCTAGAGCCTCTACTGTTGCTACTGGAGTGTCTATTAATAGGCAAAATGTAAATGTAGAGTTAGTTATACCTCCCCAAGCCCAAGTCCAAAATCAGGTACAATCCCAAAGTTTATTTGCTCGTTTCAGGGGATACATTGGCAGTTGGTTACAACGCCATCTAGCTACAAATGCTGATTATGACTCTGGAAATGAAGGCGACGATGACTCTGGAAATGAATCAAATGGCGGTCGTCGCAAATCAAGGCGCCGTGTTGGAAAGCTCCAAACAAAAAAGAATCAATATAGAAAAAGAAGACAAACCCATAAGAAGAAACATATGAGAAGAAGAACAATGAAAAGAAGAAGACCTCTTAGAAGAAGGCCGCAAGCTAAAAGAAGGTCACTCAAGAATAAATATAGGTTAAGAAGACGTCAATCTAGACGTTAAAACAACTACAATATAAAAATAATTAAGTTATAAATAAAAATATATATTCTTTTATTTATAATATGAAACCTTCTAATGAGCCTTCTAATCAAAATATAAGACAACAAAATGAAAAAACTGTTGTCTCATACTTCAATAGTCGTCAAGACTTTTTAAATTTGTTGGCCAAAAATCCAGGGTTAATAATGCTAAAGTTGGGGGCCACTTGGTGCGGGCCTTGTAAGAGGATTAAGCCAGTTGTAGATGCGTTTTATGCTTCGTCACCCGACACCGTAATATGCTGCGACGTTGATGTGGACGAATCGTTTGATTTATATGCATTTTTAAAAAGCAAAAAGATGGTCAATGGTATACCGGTAATAATGTGCTACAAGAAGGGCAATACGAGTTTCATTCCAGATGACTCCATAACAGGTTCTGACCCAGTAGAATTGGATAAGTTTTTTAAGAGATGCGGACTACATTTAATGTCGGTCTTGCCTTAAATTCCACCTTTAAAAAAGGTGGAGCCAAACCGTCTAATTTGCTTAGTTTGTTTTTCTAATTGGGTTGTTTGACTCTTTGCTACTATTTCATATGCGCTGAACGCTTTTTTAAATTTGGAAAAAATTGAATTCAAAAAATACTATGTTATAATTAAGTATAAAAATAATATAGTATAAAAAAATGTCGCAATCACAAGTAGAGAATCCTTTATTACAAACAGAATCTGTAGCTGTAGCAGTAGACACCGATTTACAAGAAGTCGGCAAATTATTTACCAGGCTCCAAGACGATATTCAATTGCATTTAATAGAAGAATATATCAAGCCACAGCTAAGAGGCGACGATTTAGTGAGAGAATTTGACAAGCAGCTCAATTCGGATGAGTGTAGCAGTTTAAATTGGCAAGTCTTGGTTGATGTGGTTGGCAAAATAATAGAGAATAAGGAGGCGTTGGCGCAAATGTTTGAAAAATATGAGGACATTGGTTTCAAGCAATATTACGAACAGCATTTTATTCAAAAGAAAAACCAATTTACTCAACCGTCATGGGACGCATTGTCAAGTTTCTGCGCCACGTTGACAATGTGTAAGTGGCATTAGTAAAGGAAAAAATTGAATTAAGTAATTAATAAATAGTTGTTGTTATAAAACATATATTACTTATTACTTCGTTTAAAAAATGATGTCCGAACATACTGTATCCAGAGATTCTACCAATAGTTTGGATGTAATTAGTAACGCAATTATCAAGGAGACGTTTTTAGGACTCCCAGGAAATGAAAACTCAATCAGCGTAGCGATTAATAAAAGACAAGAAAGTACAGAAGGTAAAGAAGACGACACTTGTTGTTCCGATGCCTGTTTCAAGTGGTGGTTCTTTCACAGTTCATTCCAGATACCGACAAAAGGCGATATTACAACTGATTTGCTAAATCAGCGCAAACAATTCTATTGCTGCGACGTGTGTAGCGAGTGCTTAGAAATCAAATTATTAAATTATTGCGCATCAAGTGAATGTGTAAAACAGCATTGCTCAGACTGCTTCTATAACGGCTGTCAATTGTCTTGCTGCTGCTTCACGTTTATTCTGAGTACGAAATCTAATTCATCTTCTTAGATTTCACAGGCCTCCTTTTAAGGATGATACTACGTTTGCGAATAGTTCTTCTCTTATAATGTTTGGACCTTTTATCACGATGTCTTTTAGCCGTATGCTTTTTATTGCGTTTATTAGGGAAACGTTTAGTGCGCCTTTTTCTTCTGCCTTCTCCTTCTCCTTCTTCTGATGCTACTTTTTTCTTTAAGCTTGCTTCTGATTTTGCTTCTTTTGTTCCTTCTTTTGACAATGATTTTGACAACGATTTTACCACAGCTGCTTCCTCAGCATCTTCAACAATATTGATAATTTTCAGTTTAAGTATTTTTGCCTCCTTACCTTCTTGGCAATGATTCGCGCTAACCGCATTCCGTTCTGATGTAAACATTTGTGCCGACGCAGTCGCTGGAACATGTTGAACCTCAGAATTCGCCATAATTTCAAAATATTTATGTTCAGAATCCAACATTGCCATCACTTCACTCAATAAAACAAAGTCGGACAAAACACCGACAAGGTAACTTGCTGAAAACAGTGGTTTATCCATATGGACGTCATCTTTACTCACACCAAGAGCAGGAGGTGGTAGTGCTCGTTTACAAGGGTAGTATACATAATGATTCTTTTCTGCTTTGCTCAAAAAATGACTTTTAACGTCTTCTCCATTAAGTGCGTAGAAAGAATTGTGAACCTTGATGATTCTATTTTTATCACTTTCTGCTAAAAAGTCGGCAATATTTACATCTTCTATATTTATAAAATCTTCGGCTGTCTCTGGTATTTTACTTTGTTTTATTGTGACAACGTCAAGCGCAGTGGGTTCCACACTGCCAACAGAAAAACTTTTACTCTTACTTCTGCTACTAGAACTAGTGCTAGAGTTAGAACTAGAGTTAGAACTAGAGGGACTTGGACTTGGAGCATATTGAATTAATAAACGAATAACATCATCATCATCGTTTTGTTGCGCCCAATCTAACGCAGTGCGTCCAGTATTATCTGTGTATAACAAATCAGCACCGGCTTTCAAAAGAGTTTTAATTACTTCTAAATGACTGTTTTCTTTATTTTCTTGTATCGCAATCATTAATGCTGTTTGTCCTTGTTCATCCGTTTCTTCAACATTTGCGCCTCTTTCTATCAATAGTTCAACAACATCTTTGTCACCATTCTTAGATGCAACATATAATGGAAAATAACCGTGTTCCTCCTTTTTGTTGATATATTCATCTTCATCTTTTGCTGCGTCTAGTAAAGCGTTTATTATGTCAATTGCTGCCATATTATGGGCTCCAGTTTCACATACTAAATACAACGGTGTTGCTCCTGTATTTGTAGTTAATTCAACATCTGCGTCATTATCTAACAAAAGTTTAACCATTTCCAGATTTTTTAGATGACACGCCAAGTGTAAAATAGACCAAACTTCTGTTGTATTTATATGATTAACATCCGCTCCGTTATCTATTAAATATTTAGCAATATCTATGTTTTCTTCTTGCACAGCAATATATAAAGGACTGTCGCCGTGACTGTTTTCAATATTGACAATTGCAGGGTCTGCTTCTACAAGTTTTTTAACAGCTTTTAATTTGTCTGCTTTAATTGCCTTTTTAATATCTGTAAAACTCATTGTCTATTTCTTAATATATGTATTTATTTTTCTTTTCTTTTTTTTAAGAAAAAAATTGAAATCTTTTTCTTAAAAAAAAGAAAGGTATAAATTATTATTCAACTTAGTATATAAACTTTTAAAAAAAAATGAGCGCCTTCAACTTATCCGCAATTGGCTTATCTGCCGATTCCACTTTCGTGGCCGAATTTGAAGTCATATTCAGCTCATACGAAGCTATTAAAACCGCAGTTGGTGAATACTGTCAAAACGATTATAAAACAGACCCAGCTGAAGACTTTGAGCACGAATATAAAATGCACGAATTGCCCGAGTCGTGCATCATTGAATACCGAAATTGCGCATATAAGATTACACCCTCTTCAGATGACGCGACCAAATTTGCGGTGTCGGCGCACACTTATTTTGACGCAAAGAGACTAGAATGCTTCAAAGCATGTTTAACTGCGTTCCTGAGAGACTTGTGTGAAAATTTGGATAGACAGTATCAAGAAAGCTCTAGCTTAGAAGAAGCAGTCGCAAGCTCTAACGAAGTAGAAGTAGAAGAAGAAGCACAAGTAGATACCTGGATAGACAAATATATTGAGGATAACCGAATTAGAAGCAGTAAACCAGAACAAGAAAAAAATCAACTCATCCTAGACGAGGATGAGGATATTTACGTATATGATGGTATAAATATTTATGAATAATTATATATTTTAAGGACTTTGTCCGACTTTAATTTTAACCTTTACACCCTTGAAGATTTAAAATGGGACAAAATACTTAAATATAAAACAATAATCAATAATATATTATGAATGATTATTGTTCTATTTGTTTGAAAAAAGAAACTCTTTCAGATTTTGC